GAAAATGTTGGAATTGGGTCTAGTAGTCCACTTGCAATTTTAACATCTAAAAATACAGGTTCATTAACTACAAACTCTAATGATGGAGACCATACTGGTTTTGGATTATTTTTAGGAAAAGATACTCTTACTGCAAACACAGTCAATACTGCAATTGGGTTTGGAAATACATCTAGTGGTAGAAAGTATGCTGCTATAGGTATGCAAACTTATGCTGATGCTGACCAAAATGGATTAAATTTTTATATACAATCAACAGCAAGTGGTAGTAGTGCTGCACTTACAGAGGCTATGAGAATAGACTCATCAGGACGTGTTGGAATTGGAACTGATAGTCCTGCTGGAGCTTTACATTTAAGAGATACCACACCACATTTATACATTCAATCTGATGATGGACAATCAAGTAAACTTTTATTTGGAGATGCAGCAGATAATAGTAGAGGTGGTTTTGAATATACATCAAGTGATGCAATGATATTCATGACAAATAATTTGTCAGAAAAAATGAGAATAGACTCATCAGGCAATGTTGGAATTGGTACTAGTAGTCCTTCCAAATCTCTACATATCAAAGGAGATAATAGTGCATTATTAGTCTCAAGTGCTGACCAAGACATTGCTTTTATTGGACCAAGAGGTAGTAGTGGCGACGGTGCTGATGAAGGTTTGCTCTATTTAAAAGATGGTGGCACTACCAAAGTACAACTAGATGCTAATGGTAATTCTTATTTAAATGGTGGCAATGTTGGAATTGGAACTAGTTCAATAACAACTTTTACTGGTTACCAAACATTACATTTTAAAAATACTGGTGGTAATGCAATCGCATTAACTGAATCAGATGGTGGTGTTATAAGTCAAACTATAGCCAAGGATAGCGGAGGAGGTCAGGTATTAATTGGTGCAAGAACTAATCATCCAACTGTTATATGTCAAAACGATACAGAACGCATGAGAATAGACACATCAGGCAGGTTGTTTGTAGGTACTACAAGCCAAATTATTGGTACACATAATCATAAGTTAGGTGTTGTTGCTGCTGGTGTTGAAACACCGATTAGTACAGATGTCAATGAAACAGTAGACAGATATGCAATAGATTTTCATAACCCAAATGGTAGAGTAGGTAATGTTTTAACTAATGGAACATCAACATCTTTCAACACATCCTCAGATGCAAGACTAAAAGAAGTTACAGGTAAAGCTAGAGGTTTAGAGGTTATCAACGAACTTAACCCAGTATCATATAACTGGAAATCCGATGGCAAAGCAGATGAAGGTTTAATAGCTCAAGAAGTTATAGACATAGTGCCAAACGCTGTAACAGGTTCTGAAGAAGAACAATATTATATGGATTACAGTAAATTAGTAGTTCATTTAGTTGCAGGAATAAAAGAACAACAAACACAGATTGAAGCCTTACAATCTGAAATTAACTTACTTAAAGGAGAATAATAATGGCAAATACATATACATGGGATTGTAAAACAGTAGATACATATCCAACACACGACAGTCATTCAGACGTTGTTTACAACGTACATTGGCGATTAAACGCAGAGAGCGATCAACAAGATGCTGAAGGTAATAACTACGCAGCTTCTGTTTATGGCACTCACAGCGTTAATGCAGATGACATATCTAGCTTTGTACCTTTTGCAGATCTTACCAATGACACAGTTACTGGTTGGGTTACAGCAGGTATGGGCGAAGATGAAGTAGCTAGTCTAAAGTCTGGCTTAGATGATCAAATCGCATTACTGATTACACCAACATCTGTTACTAAAACAATAGGTTAAAAATGGCACTGCTGCCTGTAACTCCGCCAGCTGGCATAGTCAACAACGGAACTGACTATGCTAACAAAGGTCGTTGGGTTGACGGCAATCTCGTGCGTTTTGAAAATGGCTATCTAAAGCCTATCGGTGGTTGGTCTAAACTAAAAACTACAGCACTAGACGGAGAACCTATAGGTATGTATGCCTATAAGGATAACCTAGGTGCTTCTGTTTTAGCTGTTGGTACAAGACAAAAGGTTTATGTTTTATACGACAACACTTGGACTGATATAACACCATCTGGTTTTGTAAATGATGCCTCTAATGATCCTCTTGGTTATGGTGCATACCACTATGATGTAGAAGATTATGGCGATGCTAGAAGTCAATCTGGATTACCTCTTGATACAGGTCATTTCTCCTTTGATAACTGGGGAGAGGATTTAATTTTTTGTTTTTCTGGCGATGGTAAAATATACAAATGGCGACCAGTTTCAGGCGGAACAGCTGATACCATAGGTACAGTTGTAACTAACGCACCTACAGGCTGTCAGGCTGTCCTAGTAACTAATGAAAGGCATTTAGTTGCTATTGGTTCTGGTGGAGATCCTAGAAAAATATCTTGGAGTGATAGAGAAGATAGAAACACTTGGACATCTAAAGCTACCAACACAGCAGGTGATGTACAAATACCTACAGGTGGTAGAGCATTACTAGCAGTTAAATACCAAAACGATGTCATTATCTTTAGTGATACTGGTATAGATAGAATGAGCTATGTAGGCTCTCCTTTTGTTTATGGTATAACAGCAGCAGGTGCAAACTGTAAAGCAGTCAGCAGAAGATCAGTAGTACAAACTGGTAACTTCCTAGCGTGGATGGGAGAAAACTCCTTCTTTGTTTATGATGGCGTTGTGCGTGAAATACCATGTGATGTGCATGATTATGTATATGACCAACTAAACGTACCAGGAAGGAAAGCGTGCTGGGGTGGACATAACTCTAACTTCAACGAAATATGGTGGGGTTTCCCAAGTGGCGATGGTGTATATTTACCAAATAAATATGTTATTTGGAACTATCTTGCAAACACTTGGTCTGTAGGAACAATGGATAGAGGTTGTTGGATTGACCAAGGTGCGTTTGATTTCCCTATAGCTGGAGACTCTCTTGGTTTTATTTATGAACATGAATCAACAACATTATCTAACTCACCAAACCTAAATAGTGATGTGCCATTTTGTACAAGTGGTCCAATAGAACTAGGTAATGGTGATAACTATGTGCAATGTAACCAAATTATTCCAGACGAAGAAGCAAATACATTGCCAGGTGTAACAATAAGTTTTAAAGGTAAGTTTACCCCTCTAGGCAGCGAGACAGACTTTGGTAGTTTTACCTTTGAGAATGATGGATATACTGATGCTAGGTTTACAGCACGACAAGTACAGATGACTGTAACAGGTAGCACAACACAAGATTTTCAAGTTGGTAATATAAGACTAAACTTAAGAAACAGAGGTAGAAGATAATGGATCTATCCTCACAAAGACAATATATACAACGTATAGAAGTAGCACATAGCATACTTACAACTACAGACTTAACAACATTTTACACAGCTCCAAGTGGCGATGACTTTACTTGCGCTGTAATTGAATCTATCTTGGTATGTGACCATGATAATCAGCAAACTAAGATTACCTTTACAGTAGATAATGCAGGTACTACTTACACTATATTTAAAGAATATAACATTACTGCTTATGATACAGAGGAGCTTTTAACTAGAAGTCTGTTCTTACATCAAGGCGATGTTGTAAAGATACAAGCAGATCGTGCTGGTAATTTAACTGTTTATGCAAGTATTGTTGAGTATGGAAAAGGCGACTAATACAGTAGTTGAATTACACCCAGAGGTTGTACAAGAACCTTGGGAAGTTGAATGGGAAAGGTGTAAGCCTTATATAGCAAAGGCTGTAAAACATCAAGATTCCTATACAATTGATGACATAGAGGATAAAATAAGAGGTGGAATATTCCATTTATGGCCAGGCAAAAAGTCTGCATACATAACAGAGTTTGTAATGTTTCCACAGCTAAATGCCATGAACCTTTTGTTTTGTGGTGGCGATTATAAAGAACTAGAAGAAATGCTACCTCATATAGAGGAGTTCGCTAAGAAAGCTGGCATACAAAGGCTTTACGGCGGTGGCAGAAAAGGATGGACTAGGAAACTAAAACATCTAGGATTTGAAACAGAATATTTAATTAGAAAAGACTTATGAGTAAAGGCAAAACCACAACAGTATCAGAAGCAAGTTTACCAGCTTTCCAAGAGGCGCAGTTTAAAGAACTCTTTGGAGCAGCACAAGGTGTAGCACAACAACCCTTTGTACCTTATACAGGACCAATGGTTGCTGGATTTTCCCCAGATCAACTAAGACAATTCCAAGCTACTAGAGGTATGTTTGAATCTGGTATGGGTTATGACCCAACCAAAGCTTTACAAGGTATGGCGCAAGAACAGTTCAGACCTACGATTCAACCTGTTACTGGTTTTCAAGCACCGACTATAGAAACTACTCAAGCTCCTGGTGCAGCGCAAATAGGTGAAGTATCTACTCCACAATTCAGAGGTTTATTAAGTCAAGATATAGGCGCTTATCAATCTCCGTATCAGCAACAGGTTATAGACTTAGCAATGGGCGATATACAACGACAGGCTGATATAGCGCGTGGTGGTGCGCAGGATAGAGCAATCAGAGCAGGTGCTTTTGGCGGTTCAAGATCAGCAGTGTTAGAAGCCGAATCACAAAAACCTTATGCAGAAGCTATGGCTAGAACAGCTGCTGGTTTAAGACAGTCTGGTTTTGAGCAGGCGCAAGCGGCGGCACAAGCAGACTTAGCTAGACAACAACAGTTAGGAATATTTGGTGCAGGACAAGAACAACAGCGTGCATTACAGCAAGCACAGTTTGGTCAACAGGCTGGCATCTTTGGTGCAGAGCTTGGACAACAAAGAAGGATGCAGCAAGCGCAGATGGAACAGCAAAGACAGATGGGTGGCCTAGATATAGCTGGAAGAGCAGCATTGAGTCAGCCACAGTTAGAGATGCAGGCGCGTGCGCAGAGGGCAGGCTTGCTAGGTGGATTACAAGGACAGCAAGTGCAAGGACTAGGATTACTAGGGCAAGCAGGTGCGCAGCAGCAGGGACTACAACAAAGAGCAATCGATGCACAAAGAGGAGAATTCCAAAGAGCGCTTGGTTATGGACCACAGCAAATTGGTTTATTACAAGCTGGTATGGGTACACCTCTTATAAGTCAAACCACAACAGGTCAGCAAAAAACTGGAACTGGAGATATATTAGGAACAGCTGCACAGTTGGCAGGTATGTACTTTATGTCTGATAAAACATTAAAAGAAAATATAAAACCTATTGGTAAGTCTGAAAACGGACATAATGTATATACATGGGATTGGAACGATAAAGCTAAAGAGCTTGGAGTAAACGATCCAACAACAGGCGTTCTAGCGCAAGAAATTATAAAGTATATGCCAGAGGCGGTATCTAAACACGCCAATGGTTATTACATGGTTAATTACGGAGTTTTATAATGGTTATGAAACAATATATACCAGAAACATTAATTGACTATGATCCTTATGGTGGTGGTTTTAATTTTGTACCTAGTTTGCCTAGCTATACTCCGCCACCTAGAGATACCATAATTTATAATGGTGAAGAAATGCCAAACATAACAACAACAGGACAACAACCAAAAACAACATTGCCGTTAGATATATTGGATTTCAAAACTCGCGACTTAGATAAACCAGGCGGGTTGATCGATCCAAAAAATATATCTATACCGCAAATGGGTGAATTCAAACCAGCAACTCCTCTTAATAAAAACAAAAATCAACAACTTGCTTTTATGTTATATGCTTTGGGTGGTGCTTTGCGTGGAGATAAAAACTTTGTAGAAAATACAATGAGATTAAAAGACGCACAAGACTCTAAAAAAAGAGAAAAAGAAATGAGAGACAACTGGGAAAATGCCTTAAATAAAATTAAAAAACAAGGCAATATAAATCCAACATTACTTTCATTGGCAGAAATATTAGATCCAGTACAAGGCGCTAATTTGGTTGCTGCTGGAATACCAGAAAAGAAAAAGAAAAAGAAGATAAGACCGCAGCAATGATTAATTTAGAGGCTTATAACAAAATAAAAGAAACAGGAAAACCAGAGGAAATTGCTATAGCTGAAAGGGTTTTAATTGGTACAAGACAGAACAAACCTATTGATCAAATGAAAAAAGAGCTAATTGCTAATTTATTAAAACAAAAAGATTCAATTGGAGATCCTTTAAGTGAAGATGAAATTAATAATCGTTTGGGATTATTTGATACTTTAATTGGTACACAAGCACCAGCAAATAACAACACAGGTTCTTTTCAGGTAGGCGGTTATACAGTACAAGAAGTAAAATAAAATGCCTACATACAATGTTACAAATAAAGATGGTGTAACTTTAGAAATTATAGGCGACACTCCACCAACACAAGAACAGTTAGATAATATATTTGTTGAGCATAATAAAAACAAAATAGAAAATGCTCCTGTCCAAGAAACATTAACAGATCAAATAAAACTAACAGAAGAGTCTATAAAACAAGACCCACAATGGGTTTCAGCATCTAAATCTATTTACAAGTGGAATGAAGGAGAAGATGCACCTGACTTAGAAACAGATAAAGATTACGCCGAGTATGCTTTAAATTATATGGGGATGTTTAATTATAACTTACCTAAAATGGGTATTGAGGCTGCACAATTAGACACGGCAACAGATCAGCAAAAGAAAGATTTTATTACATTGATGGATATGTATGATCAAAAATCTTCTAGTTGGGCAGGAGCTGGTAGATTATTAAAAGGTTTAGCACTAGATCCAACAACTCTCATAGGACTAGGAACATTTGGTGCAGGGACAGCAGGTTCACAGGCTGTAAAACAAGCCATCAAAGAAGGTGTTAAACAAGGAACTAAAGCTGGTCTAAAACAAGGCACAAAATTTGGATCTATAGAAGGTGCTTTTTATTCAGCAGCAGACAACTTTGGTAGGCAAAGCGCTAGAATTAATGCTGGAGCGCAAGAAGAATTTAGTTTAGAAGAATCTGCTAAAGCAGCTGGTGTTGGTGCAGTTGTTGGTGGCGTGCTAGGAGGCGCGGTTGGTGGGGTTACAAGTGGAGTGCAAGCAAAAATTAATAAAAATAAATTAGATATTGTTTTAGATAAAGAACAAAAAAGCATTGAGACTCCAACAACAACACAAAAAGAAACAGCACAAGAAGCACAAAAGTTTGCAGAAACAGAACTGAAACAACCACAAGAAATTCTTGAAGTTCCAAGCGCAAACACAAAACCAACGCTTACAAAAGAATTAGAACAAATAGCAGAACCTTTGCCTGATGTTAATTTACAACCATACCAACCAGCCAAAGGACTTCTTGGTGAAACCTACCAAAAGATAGCCACTAAGGCTATTGATAATATTAAAAAACCTTTTATTAGATTCTCCCCTTTAAAAACCTTGCCAGAACAGAAAGAATATTTGCTTTTGCGTGGTTTGACTGGTGGCAAATTAACCAAAGTAAGAGATACAACAAGAAAAGTTTTTGATACTTTTGCAGAGTTGACTCCTGATGAAAATTTCCTTGTTAGAAAATACTTAACAAAAGAAGCTCCTATTAATGTAATCCAAGACAAAGAACTACAAAATAAAGCAAAAGAATTAAGAAGAGGCGTAGATTATGTGGGTGATCTTTTGGTTAGAGCCAACATATTAGACAAAGATACAGTTGCCACAAACAAAGGATCTTATCTACCTAGAGTGTATCTAAAGTATCTAGATAAGAAATCTAATATGGGTTATACCATGGCTAGAAAAGATTTAAGTGATGAGACTGTAGAGTTTCTAGGAGAGGTTACAGATATCTCTCAAAGAGGTGCTAGAGCAATAGAAGATCCAATGACAGATCTTGTTCAATATCAAATGTTTGAAAAGGTTTTTAATAATCCTAAGTGGACTTTACAATCTGGTCTTGTTGAATTTCAGGGTAAAAAAGTTAGTCCTCTTTTCTTAAAAGAAGAAAGGGATAGAATTGCTGATGAAATAACTGGTAATCTAAGACCAAATAAGGATAAAAAAATTGTTCAAGAAATGGATGATTTAATAAATCAAGCACAAGCAAACGTAAGAAAAGAAGATTTATCTTTATATAAAAAGATGCCAGAAGGTAAACAGTATGGTGCTTTAAAAGGAGCTTATGTCAGAAAAGAGATATATGATGACTTGTTATATGCTGGAAATGTATCTGATAACTGGTTTAGAAAAATATTTGGAGAACCTGGCAAACTTTCAAAGTTTACTAAATGGTTTAAGTTTTCTAAAGTAGCATTAAACCCACCATCACAAATAAGAAACGCAACATCAAATGTAATTATGTTAGATCTATCTGGAGTCCCAGCATACAAATTACCAACAAGGCTTGCGCAGGCTGTAAAAGATATGAGCAATAATGGACCTTATACACAGATTGCAAAAAAATATGGGATAGTAGATTCAACTTTTGCAAAACAAGAAATGGTTGATTTAAACAAATTATATAGAAAATTGAAAGCAAAAAAAGATAAGGATATTCTTGAATATACAAAAACAGCGGCTGCATTAATTGGAGATTATGCTGGAGAAGCATATCAAAAAATAGAAATAATTGGAAAAGTTGCAAAAGTAATTGATGAAATGAAAAGAGGTGTTGATGAAGCAAATGCAGCTTTAGAAGCGCAGAAAACTTTATTTGATTATTCTTTAGTGCCAGCGTCTGTAAAAGACATGAGAACACACTCGCTTGGTATTCCTTTTATTACATATTACTATAAAGTTTTGCCAAATTTATTAGAGTCAGCAATTAGATATCCAGAAAAATATGCAAAGTATATGGCAATACCAACAGCGGCAGCAGCCTATATAGCATCTACTAAAGATGTCTCTATAGAAGATGTAAACCAATTAAAAAAATCAATGCCTGAATGGATTAGAGATCAAAACTCTGCTTTTATACTTCCATATAAAGACGAAAATGGTAGATGGCAAGTGTTTGATTTTAGTTATTATTTACCATGGAGTATGTTTACAGGAATAGCAACTGACGCTAAAGAAGGAGAACTATCAGAAGCGTTAAGACAAACTGGCGCATTAGGAGGTCCTATACCACAATTAATAACAGCATGGACAACCAACATAGACCCATTTACAGGTAGAGAAATATCTGATGACAGAGATCCACCAGAAACACAGCTTGCAGATAAGCTTAACTATATTTATAGGGTTGCTGCTCCAACATGGACAACAGATATAGGGTTTGCTGGTAAATTAAGAGAGGCTATAAATAAAGATGTTAATAAATATGGCGATCCGAAAATTACTAAAACGCAAGCTATGTTAAGACTTGGTGGAGTAAACATTTATCCAATAGATCCACAAAAAAGCAGAAAAAGTAATATGGAATATATGCTTAATGAAATTCGCAGCATAAAAGCAAGAAGGACACAGGTATTAAAAGATAAAAATTTAGATAGCAAAGAAAGAGAAAATTTAAAAAATAAATATAACGAAATAATAAAAGACAGAACAAACCAACTTCGTGACTATAAGGAAGAAAGCAAAATACCTGTAGGATTAGAATAACCTAATGCCACGCCAATCTGAAAGAGTTGGCCGATCTGGAGAATACTTAGTAGCCTCGTTGCTTTCTTTATACGCTGATACTGTAATGATAGTTCCACACAGCGCGGAGGCAGACATCATCTTTGATGTTGACCATACGCTATACAAGTGCCAGGTTAAAACACAATCTAAAATACAAACACATAGAGTGTCATGGCAGTTTGATTTTAGGCGTGGTGCG